GTTTACAAATTTCTTAACAGAATAACCGCTACGTCGTGTGTTAAACAACAAAGAACCACGTGGGTATAATCTAAAATCAGGTGCGTCTTGATCGATATAGTTTGATGTTAACATAGTAGTAACATCAGGTAACGTGTCAGTTATCGGATCGGTAGTTCCTGTGCTATCCCAACGTGCGTCTGCGAAAACGATACCGTTTTGACTTAGACGATCTGCGTTATTGATTAGATTCCAAACTCTTGAACTCTTATCGTAACGATACAACCTTGGATAATTTTCTAGATCACTAGAGTCTAACCATAAATCACCACTTTGTAAAGCGGTGCCGCCTTGCTGCGTTGTTGGTTCACTAGCACTTACAATCACCCCTAGTGGATCAGTTAGAGTTAAATTGTAACCCCTAGAGTCAGAAACAAGATTTCGATACCCCTTCCAGCCCGAATCGTCATTTATCATGATGTCTACTGTTGCTGGATCGTTATAGTACCAAAGTTTGCCATCTGCTGGCGATGCTGATGGTGTATTTGTACTGTGAATGTATAAATCAGTGTCACTCCAATTAGTTAAGTTAATATCTCCGGCAGTACCACCAATGTTTAAAACTACACCAGGTGTACTGCTAGTGAAACCAACTTGACCTATAACATCATTACTTGGGTTAACATTATTCATTGTGATGATCCCACCACTTCTATGAATAACACTGACCTTACCATTAGTTTCCACTACCGCAGCAACATTAGGAATATTTTGATCTAGAATCGACTGAACAAACGCAATTTGATTTGCGAAAGTAGATCCACCTATGGTTGGGATAGTACAGGTACGAGTAATACTTGACCCATCTAACTGGCTAGCCTTGAGAGTAAATTGCCATCCTGCAGTCAGCGTGATTACAGAAGCAGATCCTGTAACTTTGGTTTGTCCCTTGACTTTTTGTGTATAAACTTTAAATCCAACAAGGCCGTTATTCATTGGAACTTGCATAGTAAAAATGCTACCGACTCCAATGTTTAAACCACCGCCAGCACGATCTAAATCATAAATGGCTTCATAAGCATTAGCATAAACTTTGTTTGCTAATTCTATCCAACTGTTGGCTGTAGCATTATATCTCTTATACTTGATATCTACTCCATTACCAGCACTGGATGTTTTCATCCATATACTACCGCTGGGTCTCGCAACACCACTATTGGTGAATTCTTCTTTGCGCCATTTTGGTGGATTGTTATTAGAAGCATGTACAACAGCAGCCTTTTTAAATGTAAAGCTAGCTTGGTGCCATTTTTTACTCAAAACATCCCAATCCCAACTTACACCAATAGTAGAAACATTTCCTGTATGGGCAATATCAACATTCGATGGATTAGCAGGAGGTGTTCCAAAAATACCTAATTGTTGTAGAGGACTGTTAACACCGTCAACTAACCTTATATCGCCATCGGGTGACAATACAGCGCCTGTACTTGCTGATTGAGCATTGGCAAAAAATTGAATTAAGTCTCCGGTATTAACTGTAGTTCTAACACCAGGCACATTGCTTCCTAACCATGTATTCAACACAGTTGACAATCCAGTAACACTAGTAATAGCCGACCCACTAACAGTGTAGACATTACCATTTACAGTAAATGAACTGTTAACTTGAATATTACCTGCTCCATCTAATCCAGCACTGACTGTGGTTTTTGTAGCTGTAGCAACCGGAACATTTTCTACCCAACTAGCACTACCGACATTAACCCATTGGGCCGACACTCCACTTGACCCTTGTGTTTTGTAAAATACATAATTACGGTCAGTTAAGGTTACTACAGCATATTGTCCTGCTGTTCCTAACGTCGATAAAGGCACGTACCCGGAAGGTCCCGATGTCTGCGACACATCACTAATTATAATAGGATCTTTCAAAGTAAATGGATTTTGTCCCAATGGGGCAGAAGAATCAAATTCGTAAATTCCCCATTTACTGTTGGCTGTGTCTAACCAGTTAGTACCATTTGGCACGCTGCCGCGTGGTCTTACTGTGGTTCCGATTAACTGCGAAGTATCAACATCAGCTCGTACTACCCAGACACGGTTCCCTAATCCTAGGGCACTATACGCTGCCATTAAACCATATTCATTTAACTCATCACCGTGTAACGGAGTGTCGCTAGAACTGCGCCTAAAAATAGGTGTCCCAAACAAACTTGTAAGCTCTCGTTGGCTTGTGATACCATAAATTTTACCTGCGTTGGCTTTGGTAGTTGCCACAGCAGTTACTCCATTAATTGTTTTGTCCTGAGCGGTGGCTACGACAACGAACGGTACTGAACCAACTGCGGTTGGTAAGTACTGCGCTTCGTCCGTAACTGTTACTTGTACACCCGGTGATACTAGTGCCATGATTTCGTCCTTTTAGAAGATAAAGATAAAATTATCTGTTCAAATATTTATTTTGAACCGAGAAAATAACCCAGGTTAGCGGTCCTTTACCTGGTCCTTTATAAATATGTAATGGAACGTAAACTATGCCCTATCTGTAAAAAGAATCCACAAGCCATAAACTATTATCGTGGAGATAAAGTTTACTTTAGATCAGCATGTACTCCTTGTATACATCAAAAAAGAAAACCAATAATTCAAGTGCCGGGTTGGGTAAAATCAGGATATAAAAAACATGAAAAATGCGATCGTTGCTCGTTTAAATTTAAACTCAACGATCAAAGTAAAGTGTTTTATGTAGATGGTAATACCAACAATAATCATTGGGCAAATTTGCGTACTATCTGCCTAAATTGTACCTCTGAGGTAGCAAAGACTAGCTGGCGTCCTAGCCCTATTCAACCAGATTTTTAATCTGCTGATATAGGTGATCAACGGTACCATTGTTGTCGATTACACAATCAAATTTTGTACCTAACCAAGCCCACTCACTGGGATGGATGTCGGGGTAACGTGATTTCATATCACGTTCTTGATCAGAAATAATCCACTGATCATCTTCTGGCGTGTGAACAGTCTGTAGCGCACAGGCCAACCATTCCGGCGGAGCTCCACGTTCCACGCAGATCATTTTGCCACCTACACTACGGATAGCCTGTACTTCATTAGGAAAACGCACATCTGAAATCACAATGTTGTCTGTGCTTTGGCGTAGTCGATTTTCTAAACTAGCGACCCAAATGTCGTCGTGGAATCCGTGACGACAAACATCAGTACCCCAATACTGTAAGATCCAACGTGGTGTCAAATTAGGCATCTTAAGGCGTTCAGCCCACCATGTATCCACTTGTTCACGCCAAGCACGACTAGCAGCAGTACGCCCTTCCAGCATAATTCTGTCCCAGCCAAACACACAGGCCACAGCATCTTTAAGAGTATTAGCAAAACTTTCTCTACGAAAGCCGTGATAATTTACAAGGTAGTCGGCTACAGTATCTTTGCCTGAGCCAATAAAACCAGATATGCCAATAATTTGTGTCATATAGATAGTGTATAATACTATCTATACTAAGTCAAGACTTAGACGCCGAATTTATTTTTTGATTTCGCCCTAACTGGGCTAGTTTTATGTGTATCGTCTGCTTCACGACTTTTGCGATCCTTAACTGGATTTTTTACATTTGTTTTAACAGTTTTGAATGCTTGATGCATCATTTTGTGTTCCAAGTCACTGTAAGGTACTGCTACATTATTAGTTGAATACCAAGTACGCTCATCTAAATCTACAGGCTTGTCTCCACCATCTGCCATGGCAGCAGCCATGCCTACTCGATAAAAGTTCATGGTACCATCAGTATGGTATCCATCACTATAGGCATGTGTTTTGTGCATGGCCTTTTCAGCATGCTTGCTTAACTTGCCCTTTTTTCCTTCTAGAACAATTTCTGATATTTTCATTATCCTATCACCCATGTTAATGGCATAGCACCGTCGACATAACGCTTTAGATCTTCTTCTAACTTGTCCATTTCTTCCTTAGCTTCGGCTACAAGGGTGGATCCATTTAGAGTAGTACCACCACCGGGGCCGGCTAAACTAGCAAATTTGCTACGAGCTTCACCTAGAATACGTTTAGCAGAACTATAAGCATAATCTTGTATCCAGGGGAAAATCATGTAGTCATTTAAGATCATGGAATCTGGTTTGTAATTGTATATGTGTAACAACACACTTTCAGCTGGACTGTCTGTCACAGGGCTAGTAATTTCAGTTTTACTAAGATCAAAGCCCGATACTGTGGTGGCAGCGAGTGTGTTGATAGCCGTGATTGTTATTGTTTTCGCGCCAATGTCTACAGTCTGAGCCGAGTAATTGCCATTGTATCCAGCAATTGGGCAGTTGTTAATTATTACACTATCGCCCACTGAAATGTTAAACTCGCTGTTGACCGATAAAGTGATAGTGCTACCAACATCTGTGCCTGTAGCAGTCATAACATTAACACGAAAAACATTCTTACCTGTAGCCGGCATCTTCCTTACAATAGTAAGTTTTTTGGTTACGTTGTTAAACGTATAGTTCATGTGCCCACCAAAGAAACGCATGGCCATTTCTTGGTACTGTGTAAACAATTCATAGTTAACCAAGCCACCAACGCGGCCCGCCACTAACATGTAAGTGTTCAAATAACCGCTGGCGAAAGGCTCAAATTGACTAGCTGTAGTACCTGTCACGGATCCAATCCCACGACGATATATTTGACGTACCTGCATGATTTCTGCTGGTAGTATATACTCTTGTGTTTCGGGTAATAGGTTTAAAAAAGCATAACTTTCTTCCACACTATTGCTAGATTTCTGTCTGTACTTAAGAAGGGCTGTTTTAATAGCCAAATCATAATGCTCTTTATCGAGCTCAACATCAACCATACCGTCGCCAAGGCGTAGACGTATGTAATCTATAATTTCATTATACTTGGTATCTAGGGTAGTGTATAGCGTATCGTCATAGGCTATAGGCCCAGGACCACCTAGGTTTTGAGTTATTAGTGCGTTCTTATTATCAAGTCCAGTTTTTTTAGTGACGGCCATAGAAGAGTCCTACGATAATTTATTTATCGTAGGACTAACACTTTACGCCACTTTAAGTAGTAAGGTATCTTCGCTAATACGCCCGTTTAGCTTAATCTCTACTGCTTTGATATCTTTTAAGAAAGTTCGTAGTGCTACCTTGCCTGCTCGTGCGAACTCTTTAAGTTGTTCATCGGGTTTACGCAGGGTCTTGGCTAGGCTTTTGGCCTCGTCAAAGCCTGTAATTGACGTACCTTTAACACCAAGTTGGCCCATGGATTCTGCCACATACCGACCCAGTTTACGAGTCTTAGTGTTAAAGACCCAAAGCTCTTGGGCACCAATAATGTCAGTGGGATTGATACTAACAACTTTGAGTCCGCGATCTTCTTTTGCGTACTTGAGCCTAGCCACCACTTTCTCTTTGGCTGGTGCCTTACGCACTCGAGCTTTCTTAACTGCTTTCTTAACGCCGCGGTACTGCTCAATTCCAGCCAAAAGATCAGCAAGAAAGGTAAAAAGACGTTTGTAATCACCAGCCCGATAATGACGGTAAGACTCCACCAATTGTCCATCTGATTTGTCCTGAGCAGCCACTAGTTCTTGAACACGATTTTGGAACACCAGTTCATATTTACCTAATTGGCTTTGCGGAACCTTGTTGACAGTGAGAAAGTCATAAACTTTGAAGTCTGACTTAGCGCCCTTTAATACTTCGTCATAGTGCCCTTCGATTTCGCCAATCAGCTCACTAGTACGCTCTTGTAGTCGATCTTGTATAGTAAC